GGAGTTCTTAGAGTCGCTAGTCACCACTGGTGAGCTGGCAGAAAAAACTAACAACAGAGGAGAAGCGTAATGGATTCCCACCCAGAATCAGCAACGGGAGAAGCCGGTAGCGCCGTAGATCAGATAGCCGATTTGCTTTTAGGCGATGAGGCTGTTGAGGAGACGGTGTCAGAGGATGAGGTTACATATCCAGACGATGCCGATGAAGAAGAGTCAGAAGTAGATGCGCACGATTCGGATGACGACGATGTCGAATCAGAAGAATCCCATGAGCAAGAGACCGATGACGACGACGGGCTTGAAGCCTTAGCCAGTGAGCTTGGATTAGATGCGGATAAGCTAGTTCTCACAGAGGACGGTGACATCCAAATTAAACTCAAGGTTAATGGTAAGGACGAGCGAGTCGATTTGAAGGAGGCTATTTCCGGCACCCAGTATTACAAAGCCAACGAAGAGAAGGCGCGTGTACTGGCGGACGAGAAAAAGTCTTTTGAGTCAGAAAGAGCGCAAGTTGCAGGGGCCTACAGTCAGCAGTTACAGCAGATTCGTGGCCTTGGTGAAATGCTCCAAAACAAACTGACGCAAGACTTCCAAAATATTGATTGGGACCGCCTACGGGTTACAGACCCCGGCGAGTGGACTGCCAAGCAAAGAGAGTTTGAGATACGCAACCAAGAGTTGCAACAAGCTGGTCAGATGCTTGGACAGCAAATGCGAGTTGAGCAGGAGCGACAGTCCGGTCAAGAAGCGCAGTACAGGAGCCAAGTCCTTCAGACTGAACGGGCCTTGATGATCGAGAAGAACCCAGACTGGGCAGACGAGAGCAAGATGAAGAGCGGTCTCCAAGAGATCGTTGAATACGCTCGCTCTAACGGCTTCCCAGACGATGAGCTTCAAGACGTCATTCATTCACGCCATGTGGATGTATTAAAGAAGGCCATGCTCTATGACCAAGGTAAGTCGGTCGCAGAGAAAAAGGTCAAGAAGGCACCCAAGACGCAACGAGCCTCAAATGGTCGCTTTGTCTCTTCAGGTAAGAAGAGCAAGGTTAATAAGTTAATAGAGCGAGCGCAGAACGCTAAGGGCGCAAACAAGAGAGAAGCCCAAGCTGATGCAGTAGCCGCTCTACTCATGGGAGAGTAAAAATGGCTAGTGGAAATATTGATTCGTTCAACCTAAAGAGTATCGCAAAGGGAGGCGTCATTAACGAAGACGTCATGCAGAAGATTTTCGACATCTCGAAAATTCCTTTGCCCTTTACGGACATGGTTGGCTCAACGAAGCACAAGAATGAAAAATTTGAGTGGGTAGTCGACGAGCTTCGCGCTCCAGACGTAACTAACGCCCGAGTTGACGGCGCTGACGCTGGTACTGCTGGCACTGCTGGTGGCAACCGCGTTGGTAACCACTCGCAAATCTCAGACGAGGTTATCGCGGTTTCGTACCGTGCAGACGCATCTGACACTGTGGGCCGAACCAAAGAGCTTGCTTACCGCATCACACGCGGTGGTCAGCAGATCCGTCGTGACGTTGAGGCAATCGCCTTGAACAACCAAGCGTCTAAGGCTGGCACCGACACGGTTGCTGGTATAACTGGTGGATTGCCATCGTGGATCGAGACATCTGTCTTTGATGCGGCTGGTAATGCGGTATCTGGCGGTGGCTTCAACACCAGCTCAGGCTTAACTGCGGCCTGCCCTGTTGGTGACGGTACTGGCGCGGCTGGTCTGTCGTTCGCTGGCGTTAAGACAGCTATCCAGTCTGTGTACGAGGAAGGTGGAGACGTTTCTGTATTGATGTCGTCGCCTGCTGTTATCGGTGCTCTGTCGACTTACATGTTCGACAACGAGGCGCGAGTGGCAACGCTTACGTCTGATCAGGGCAAGGACACCAGCAAGGCAACTGCATTGGCGTCTGTCAACGTCCTAGTCTCGGACTTTGGCACCGTTAAGTTGGTAGCTAACCGCTTACAGCCTGCTGACAAGAACGGCAATCACTTCGCCTTCTTGCTCGATCCTGAGTATGTCAGCTTGTCGTATATGGAGAACTACCGCACTGACACCTTAGCGAAAACTGGTTTGGCAGAACGTCGCCAAATTAGCGTGGACTGGGGCGTGCGCTGTCATACAGAAAAAGCCCACGGCATGATTGTTGGTATCGATCCAGCAGAAGCCGCTACTGAGTAAATAAGAAAAGGGGGAAAGCTATTGCGAGTACCCCTCACTACAGGAATTCAAAATGAGCAACGGAGATTTGCACTATCAGCAGGACGGCGTGGCCGTCACTTGGAAATACCAGCCGCACGAAGACAAGACTTATATCAAGCGTGAGGTTCCAAAGTACATTCACGACGGGCTTGCGGAGAAGGCCAAGGCGATACGCAACTCCGGTGGCACACAAGAGAAAGACGGCTTCCGTCTCGTCGCAACGCTCCCGATGGAGATGTTCACGATGGCAAACGAGGGCCGCACATTTGACGGGAAGTACAAAGGCTTCCTGAACGCTGACAGAGACAGCAAGCAAAAACTCTTATCAAGATTCTTTTTAGAGCCCGAGATAAAGATATTTATGACGAACGACAACTTCAGGGTCTGATATGCCATTAATAATGCACAGAACTAGAAACCTCGGAGTAACTGGCGTAAAGGGCCAGTACACCGTTGGGCCCTTTGTGAGCAGGGATAACCAGCCCGAAGAGGTGGTTGAGCCCGATCCTCCAGTGGAGCCCGATCCTCCAGTGGAGCCCGATCCTGAAGGGAGCGCGATCAGGGGCGACCGCAAATGATTGGCCAGATGATTCTAGGCGAGACGCCGTTTGGTGAGGTGCTCATCAAGGCATACGTCGACCGAGGCTGGCAGAGGGAGTGCCGAGAGGATGACCAGTGGGCCAAGAAGCCGCCGTCAATTGTAAACCTGAAGCCGTGTAACTACAGCATCCTCGAACAGCAAAAGGGATTGAAGCTATGAACTATGGAGAGGTCATTACTGCGGCAAAGGCTTACGTCGACAGATACGACGACGAGCTTGTTGCGGTGATCCCCAGCTTCACCCGAGTGGTGGAGTCAAAGATAAACACGGCGCTCAAGGTGTCGGGGCAGAGCGTACAGGCCACGCAGATTTGGCTCGACGAGAACGAGACATATTACGGGCTACCATCCGACTTCGGCGGCATGAGCGACATTCAGATTGTAAAGCGCGGCGAGAATCAAGAGGCCAAGACGCTTGTCTACGTCAACTCTGAGGAGTTTTTGCGCGTTGTTTCCGAGCCATCTCGCGGTCGTTACTACTACACGCTGGTTGCCGATCAGATCAGGATCCCGCCACCCGCCTCGGACGAGATGATCGAGCTGACCTACTACCAGATGGTCCCGCCGCTCACCGAGCTTGATGACAGCAACTGGCTCACAGAGAAGCACCCCGAGACATACATATTTGGCCTGTGTGCCGAGATTGGCGCGTTCGCAAAGGACGAGCAGGTGTTCGCTGGCTACGACGGGCGATTCAAGGAAACCCTATTTAACATCACTCAGGACGATGCCGTGACACGCTGGTCAGGCCCATCGCTCCGCACAGTAGTCGAGGGAATGGTCGTATGACAATTGAAACAGCGCAGGCAGGTAACTGGGTCGCAGAGACCTTTACGAACGTCGACGACTACCTTGCACTGGGTGGCACGTCTGGCGGCTATGTCCGATTCCGTGACGCATTCAAGAATGGTGACACGGTCTTCTATTCGGCAGTTGACGACGACAACAACCGCGAGGCTGGCGTTGCCACCTTCCAAGACGGTCGCCTTGTAGACCGCAACGTCACCGCTGTGTTGCGTAGCGGAGTTTACGAGGAGGGCGAGAGCCTCACCCCAGTCAGCTTCCGTGGCACCAACCGCATCGTGTCGGGCACCTTCAACCAGTACGCATTCGAGAAGCTGTGGTCGCACATCTACAACGAGGACAACCCACACGAGAATCCATTCGGCGTACCAGAGGCACCAGCCGATGGTAAGCAGTACGGCAGGAAGAACGAGAGCTGGAGCGAGATCGTTGCACTGGGCACGGGAGCCATTCCAGACGCGCCGGTAGACGGCAAGATATACGGCCGAGAGAACGCGCAGTGGAAGGAAGTTTATATAGATATCACTTACTCGTTGCCCGTAGCGCTACGCACCGGAACGATTGAGATCCCATTAACCGAAGACGGCGAGCATTTGGCCGTAATGACACGCAGTGGTGTGGTTAATCTGCCACTCTCAGTGGCCGCATAGGAGATATACAAATGGCAGAGCGAGTACCCACATACATTGACACTACAACTCAACAGATCAGCGAGATCGCGGTAGGCGATGGACTTGACATCACGGGTGGTGGCGTCAAGGCAGACGCTGTAGAGGCCGATGGCGTCAAGGCAGGCACCTTCACAGAGACTGTCAGAGAGGTTCGCTACCAAGGTGGCACCGTGACCCTCCAGCTAGATCAGGCGAACAATTTCACCATGAATTTTAACGACAGCGCGAATTACATTCTCGGTTTGTCTGGCGCTCCATCTGGTGCAGGAGATGCCTATGGTTGCACCCTGACGCTGGACACCACAGGCATGGCCGCTCTGGTTTGGGATGAAAAAATAAATTGGCCGGAATCTGTTGCGCCCACACTGGTTGCTGACACCGTCAACGTAATCACCATCATCACTACTGACGGCGGCACCTCGTTCAAGGGGTTTGTCGGAGGGCAGGCATTCGCATGAGTATCTCTAGAAAGATAACCGAGGGCGCAGGCTCTGGCGGCGGCTCTGGCGGCAACTG